ATGAGAAATTTTAAAAATTTTGATAACATTACTGAAGCAAGAGATGCATATATTTGGGATACAAACCCCAAGACTTTAGAAGATGCTGAAGATCCAGAAGTTATGACTAGTGGATTTGGGAGATTAGGATTTTCTCAAATCAAAGATAAATTAGTTTATGGTTCTAAACAATTTGTAAAATGGGCTGAGGATGGTAATTATGAATCCATAAACAGTTATATGAGTTCATATCATAATCTATTAGAAACTCTTCAAGTGATTGAAAAAGAAATGAAGAAACCAGCATGGAAGAAGAAAATAACAATGTTGAAAAGAGCTGGTAAATGAAATTTACCCCTTGGAGCGTTTTAAATGAAATCATTTACCCAATATTTAACAGAATTTGACAATCCTCAAATATATTGTGACATGGATGGAGTGGTAGCTGATTTTACCACATACACCACAAACCTTTTAGGACATAAATTTTCAGATGATGATTGGGATGATTTACCAGTTGATTTCTTTTTACAATTACCACCAATGAAAGATGCTCATATACTTTGGAAATATATTAAACAATTCCAACCCTTCATGTTGACCGCAATACCAAAAGCCGATAGAGGCCCTATTTCAAAACGAGCATGGAAAGATAAAACCAGATGGATGAAGAAACATTTCAAACTTTCATCAGATAGAATGAGAATAGTATTGAGAAAACACAAGAAAAACTTTGCTATGGACGGTAGAGAAAAAAGACCAAACATTCTGATAGACGATCATATAGGAAATATCAGAGAATGGGAATCTGCCGGAGGTATAGGAGTTCACCATATCAACGCCAATTCAACAATCAACGATTTAAAGAAGATAGGATTCCCCTAAACTTTATAGGAGTAAGCTGAATGAACGAATTATTTAATATGTCTGAACTTATAATGATGGGATTAGTTCTATTTTCATCATTTTTTATATTTCTGTTTAATTATAGGACGGACAATAAGGAAAAATATACAAACAAATGGTTGATACTGTTAGATCTTTTTATCAATATGGGAATGTCTATAACAGGTTATATGCTTATAACGATTGTATTTACAAATGTTCCACAACTTGCAGCTTATGAAAGTTATCGGTATCCCATCGGTTATCTTTTTGGGCTCACTTCTAATGTGAGTATACCAATTGTTCTCAAATGGTTTCAACAACAAATAACCAAGAAGTTAAACGAAGCAGGAAAGAAGTGAGGTAATTATGGCTGAACAAAAAAAGAAAGAATATGAAGAAAAATTTGTAGAGTTGGAACCTGTAAAAGAAATAGAAATACAAACTAAAGATATAGTAGCTACAAGCAAATTATGGATTTACATAATTATTGGATTATTGGTATATATGATGTTTTTTATTATTCCTTCTATAGATGAAAAGGTCACATGGATGGAAAAAGACCTAAACTCTGTATTGGTACAATCTGAACGATTCAAAAAAGCAACTAGAGTATTCGCAAAAGATAATCAATGTGCATCATGTCATTTGAGTCCAGATTATCTTCTCCACAATCTCTTAATGAAATATCCAAGTTTTTCTGACATTAAAGCCTTTATGGCAGTCGGACATCAGAGATATTATACTATGACCGCCCCAATTGCTGATGAAGAACTTCTGACAATATATCGGGCATTACAATGATTATGGTAGGTAAAGTTGTTGTATCTATAATTTGGGCATTTTGGATGATGGCAATGTCTACTGCTGAAGGAAATCCTACTGACCTGTCAGAACCAGTAGTTGTTATAAAAGAAGAATATAATCCAACGTATAGTTCAACATTTGATCGAGTGAAGAAAAGAGGAAATGTCATTTGTGGAACCAATGATGAGTTTCCTGGCTTCTCACAAGAAATGTGGCATATAGAAGATGGTAATAGATGGGAAGGTTTTGATATTGATATTTGTCGTGCAGTTGCAGCCGCAATGTTCGGTGATGCAACTGCAATCGAATTTACTATAGTCAATGGAAAGACACGATTTGAATTTTTGATAGATGGGTCTATAGATGTTCTTTCTGCAACAACCACGTTTACTTACACAAGAAATGTTGCAAAGAAACTAGAATTCATGCCCACAACCTATTACGATGGTCAGGGATTCATTGTAAGGAAAACTCTTGGAGTATCTTCTGCAAAACAGATGGAAGGTGCAAGGATATGTTTTAGTGGTAGTGGAACAGCTGCAAAGAACATTGCAGACTTTTTTGAAATGCATGGAATAAATTATATTCCTGTCGCAGTAAAACCCACCGAAAAAACAAAGAATGTATACAAAAGGGGTGACTGTGATATGTATGGTACTGATAGGTCTGGTCTTGCATCGAACAGATTAAGTTTTGATGACCCTGACCGTCACATGATACTTCCAGAGATTATCTCAAAGGAACCACTAGGGCCAGTTGTTAAGTATGGAGATCAGAAATGGTCAGATATTGTTCGATGGACAATTTATGTTTTGTTCATTGCAGAAGAAATGGGAATAAATTCAAAGAACATAGATGGTTTTAGGAATCATATAGACCCATACATCCAAAGATTTATGGGAGAGAAAAATGGTAAAGACTTTCCCCATCTTGGAGCTAAACTTGGATTGAGTGCAACTTGGTCTTATAATATAATTAAACAAGTAGGAAATTATAAAGAAATATATGAACGAAATGTGGGCCCGGATACCCCAATAGGATTGCAACGAGGATTGAACCGATTATACATTCATGGAGGATTATTGTATGCACCACCTCTCAAATAAGGAAGTATGTCACACGTTACACCGTTTTCCAAATCAGCGGAAACTCTTGAAAATGGAGAATCTGCTGAAAATCCTTTTGAAAAAGTACCAGAATACCGCACTTCAGTAGATAATATTCTACGTGTCAATCACGGAAATCAGATGAGATTAGGTCTAATGGCAGACCAAAAAGCCAATATTATGATTACAGTTGCATCTATTGTGTTCTCAATAACTATTGCAAATTTAGATAATGAAGTGATGAAATGGCCACTATTAACTTTTGCAATCGGTAGTTTTTTTTCATTACTATTTGCGATATTTGCAATTATTCCAAACACAGATTATCCTACAAAGAAGGGTTCTAAGGAAATAGATAGGGACTCTCCTTTATTTAATCCTTTGTTTTTTGGACATTTTGCACATTTATCGATAGAGGAATATAAAGAAGATTATGCAGAGACTCTGATGACTGATGACAAGGTATACGATGCAATGGCAGGAGACATTTACGGACAAGGAAAAGTCCTTGCACTCAATAAGTATAAATTTCTCAAATGGTCTTACACAAGTTTTCTTTGGGGAATGTCTGGTGCAATCGTGGTATTTCTCATTCAAAATATTGTTTAAATTTAATAAATGGTAATAAGATGCCAGTACAAACCATGCAAAATATAGCAGAACATTCGTTATTCAAAGCAGCACTACCAATTATTTGTGCGGCATTGATTGGAAGTATAACGTGGATATTTGTAACGGTCATGGATTTAGACAAAGTTCTTCATCGAGTCGAACAATCAGAGATACCGCAAATCAATAAAGATATTGCAGATGGATATAAAAAATTAGATGAATTAGAAAAACAAATGACAGAGTTGAGAATTAAATATGCAGAATTATCATCTCCTGGCCATCCAGCAAGACAACCATATTATCCAAAGCGTGATTAAAAATGATAGAACACCAAACTTACTTAGGCAATCCCTTACTCAAATCCGCATATGTTCCTCAAGATTTCTCAGAGGAACAGGTTGGAGAGTATGTTAGATGTCAACAAGACCCTCTTCATTTTGTCAATGAACATGTAAAAATTGTTTCTGTTGATGAAGGATTAATTAAGTTTGATCTCAGAGATTATCAAATAGATATGATTGACAGATTTCACAAAGAACGATTTGTGATCTGCAAAATGGCTCGTCAATCTGGTAAATCTACTACTATTCTTGCATATCTTCTTCATTACATCCTTTTCAATGAAAATGTTTCGGTTGCGGTTCTTGCAAACAAAAAAGCAACTGCAATGGAACTTCTTGGAAGATTGCAACTTGCATACGAACATATGCCGAAATGGTTGCAACAAGGAATTTTGATCTGGAACAAAGGAAACATTGAACTAGAGAATGGATCTAAAATTCTTGCCAGTTCGACATCTGGCTCTGCAATTCGTGGTGGAACTTTCTATATTATTTTCTTAGATGAATTTGCATTCGTTCCTCAGAACATTTCTGAAGAATTTTTTAATTCAGTATATCCTACTATTTCTTCTGGTAAAACTACAAAGGTATTCATTGTCTCTACTCCAAACGGCATGAATATGTTTTATAAGTTATGGACGGATGCAGAGAATGAGAGGAACACATATGTCCCAATTGAGGTGCATTGGAGTGAAATACCTGGC